ATTAGATGCTAATATTGAGGCGTTAGATGTTACTTCAGAAACAGCTAATGTAACTACACAACTAACAATTCAAGGTACAGTTGTAGACTATAATGAGTCTGCAGGTTCAGCAGGTCAGGTTTTAGAAAGTACATCTACAGGAGTTCAATGGGCAAACTTGCCTGTTTATAGTGCAACCTCTCCATTACTTTTCAATTCAGCAACAGGCGTATTCAGTATTCAAGTAGCTAATAGCACTCAGAACGGATACCTTAGTTCAGCTGATTGGATTACTTTTAGTGGTAAGCAAAATGCAGGGTCATATATCACGGCTCTTACAGGAGAAGCTACTGCTACCGGTCCGGGTTCAGTACCCATTACCCTTAACAATGCTTCAGTAATTAATAAAGTTCTTACAGGACTAAATGTTACAGGAGGTTCTATCAGTGCATCTGATAGTATCTTAACAGCATTTGGTAAGGTTCAAAGCCAAATAAATGGGTTGATGGGTGGCGTTCAGTATCAAGGTACGTGGGATGCTGCTACAAATACACCTACTTTAACAAGTAGCGTAGGTACACAAGGTTATTATTACATAGTTAGCGTTGATGGTAATACCAACTTAAATGGTATTACTGATTGGAAAGTAGGGGATTGGGCTATTTTTAGTGGTGGTGTTTGGCAGAAAGTGGACAACACTGATTCAGTTACATCTGTAAATGGATTTACAGGAGCAGTAAGTCTTACGACTGACAACATACCTGAGGGTACAACAAATCTATATTTCTTAAATAGTAGAGCAAGAGCAGCTGTTAGTGCAACGTCACCTTTGTTGTATAACAATACTACGGGTGTATTTAGCATTCAGCAGGCAAGCGGTATTCAGAATGGATTTCTTTCAAGCACTGATTGGACTACATTTAATAGCAAACAAGATTACTTGGGTGGAACCGGCTTAGTTAAATCTACTGCCGGAACCATCACATATATTACTGATAACTCAAGCAATTGGAACACGGCTTATAATAGAAGCCTTACAAGTGCTGCGGTTACAGGTACAGGAACAAAAACACTTACACTTAATCAACAAGATGGCGGTACTATTACTGCTTCTTGGAGTGACGCTGATACAGGACTTACATCAGTAGGTCTTTCAATGCCATCAGCATTTACTGTATCCAACTCACCATTGACCTCAAATGGTACAATTGGTGTTACGGGTGCAGGTACAACTGCTGAGTATATTCGTGGTGATGGTAGCTTGGCTACTTTCCCTTCAATTATATCAGAGGCACAGAATTTAGTAACTGAGGTATATAATAGTTCAGGTGCTACATTAACAAAAGGTACTGTTGTTTATATCAATGGTGGTCAAGGTAATTTACCTACAATCACTAAAGCATTAGCTACAGGTGATGCTACATCTGCTCAAACATATGGTGTTGTTAGAAGTGACATCACTAATATGAACAATGGGTATGTAGTAGTGGCAGGTAGATTAGGTGATTTAGATACAAGAGATTATACTCCGGGTCAACAACTTTATTTAAGTTCAACTACAGCAGGTGCTTGGACACCAACTAAGCAATATGCGCCTAATCACTTGGTGTATATAGCTATTGTTGTAAGAGCACATCCTACTCAAGGTGTTGTTGAGGTTATGATTCAAAATGGTTATGAGTTAGATGAGTTACATAACGTAGCTGCTCAGACACCATCAAATAATGACGGTATATTCTACAATGTAACTTCTTCATTATGGGAGAATAAGAGCATTGCAACAGTTTTAGGCTATACACCACAAGCGCAATTAACTTTAACAACAACAGGAACAAGTGGTGCAGCTACATTAATAGGTGCTACACTTAATATCCCTCAGTATCAGTCAGTCTTAACTAACCCAATAACAGGAACAGGTACAACAAATACCTTACCTAAGTTTACAGGTGCTTCTACAATAGGTAATAGTAATATTACAGATACAGGTTCTTTAATTAGTTTAGGTTCTAATACAAATATTTCAAGTGGTGCATTGGGGATAGGTTCTACGGCATTAACAGGATATGCATTAAGAATACAAAAAACACTTACAGGTGCTACAAATTCAAGAAATCTTTGGATAGATGCTCCAATAGCTTCAGATGTAACAAGTGTTGCAGCTATGTTTGGAACATCACCAACTACACAAGCGGCATCATTTACTTTAAGTACTTTAATTCATTATTATGCAAACCAAGCAACTTTTGGTGCAGGCTCTACTGTAACAAACCAATATGGTTTTTTTGTAGATAGCGGTTTAACGGGCGCAACCAATGATTATGGATTCTTTGGTAACCTTGCAGCAGGCACTAATATATGGAATTTGTATATGAACGGCACTGCTAACAACTATATGGCAGGTTCATTGGGTATAGGTACTACAAGTTTGACAGGTGTTAATTTATATATAAATAAAAACATTACAGGTGCAACAACTGCTTATGGTATATATAATCAAGGTACTATTCAATCAGATGCTACTACACAAGTGTTTTATTATAGAAGTTTTGCTTCAACACAAGCTGCTGCATTTACATTAGGAGTTTTAAATCATTATACTGCAACATTAGCATCAATAGGTGCAGGTTCATCTATTACTGAACAAAATGGATTTAATGTAGATAATACAATAATTGGAGCAACAAACAACTATGGATTTAGAGGTAGAATACCGAGTGGTACAGGTAGATGGAATCTCTATATGGATGGAACTGCTGCTAACTATTTAAATGGTTCTTTAGGAATTGGCAGTACAACAATAGGTGCTAAATTACAAGTAAATAATGCTGCAACTGTTGGTACAGGTTCTACTGCAATGAGTGCAATTAATCCAATTATATTTGTTGATAATGGTAATGCTGCTAATGGTTCAATAGTAATTAAATCACACGCAGTAGGTGCAGGAAATGTTGTAGGTGCTTTAAGATTTGCATCTTCACCTGATGGTGCTAATTATAACTATGCAGGTATTGAAGCATTATCAAGTGCAAGTAGTGTTGTTGAAACACTTTCTTTTAAAATACCATCTTCTAATTCTTCGGCAGGAACATCTGCTGAAATAGCAAGAATTGATACAAATGGATTATCAATAGGGACTCAATCCGCAACTGCAGGAACTGCTTTGGTAGTAGGAAGAAATAATGGTAGAGGTGTTTACTTAAATGGTACAATACCATCTACATTAACTACTACTGCAAGATATGTAAACACTACTGCTATTACTGCGGCTGCAACATTTACTTTAAGTAATTTACAGCATTATTTTGCTGAACAAGGAACATTCGGAGCAGGTTCAACAGTAACTAATCAATTTGGATTTTTTGTTGATAATACATTAACAGGTGCTACAAATAACTATGGCTTCTATGGAAATATCCCAAGCGGTGCAAATCGTTGGAATTTGTATATGAATGGAACTGCTGCTAACTACTTAAATGGCGTATTAACAATAGGTACTGCATCTCCAAACGCTTCTGCTCAATTACAAATAGATAGTACAGTTCGTGGATTTTTGCCTCCTCGGATGACATCAGCACAAAGAACAGCTATAGCTTCTCCTGCGACAGGATTGATTGTATATCAAACAGATGGGGTTGAAGGATTATGGTTAAGAACAAGTACAGGATGGGTAGAATTGACAGTAGTATAAAATAAATAATTAACTTTGGATTATGGCTTTAGCTAACATAACAAATAACATCTTAACAGACACCGGAGTTAACGTATCAAGTTTAACTCCAACGTCTACTACTATATCTACAACTGCTCCTTTGCAAGGAGGCGGTGACCTTAGTGCGAATAGAACTTTATCAATAACACAATCAGGAACATCTGCAAATGGATTCCTTTCTTCAACTGATTGGAATACATTCAATAATAAGCAAGCGGCAGGTAACTATATGACCTCACTTACGGGTGAGGCTACGGGCACGGGTCCGGGTGCGACTGCAGTAACTTTAAATAATGCGTCAGTAACAGCTAAGGTTCTTACGGGCGTGAACATAACAGGGGGAACAGTTGTTGCCACTGACTCAATCCTTACCGCTTTTGGTAAGTTACAGAATCAAATCAACGGATTAATTGGCAGTTCAATATACCAAGGTGTATGGAACGCTGCAACTAACACACCTGCATTAGCAAGTGGCGTTGGGGTAAGAGGTTACTACTACATTGTAAATGTAGCAGGTACAACAAATCTTGATGGAATCACAGATTGGTTCGTGGGGGATTGGGCAATATTTGACGGAACGGCTTGGCAGCAGGTAGATAATACTGACGCTGTAGTAAGCGTGAACGGACAGACAGGTGCTGTTAGTTTAACAACTGACAATATTCCTGAAGGAAGCACTAACCAATATTTTCTAAATAGCAGAGCACGTGCTGCATTAAGTTTTACTGCGGGCAGTGGTGCATATAATAGTACTACAGGTGTTATCACTATACCAACCAATACAAGTCAGTTAACAAATGGTGCTAACTTTATTACATTAGCATCACTTAGTGGAACGGCTCCTATACAATATAATAGTAGCACAGGTGCAATAAGTATTACCCAATCAGGGACATCTTCAAACGGATTCTTGTCAAGCACTGATTGGAACACGTTTAACAACAAGACAAGTAACACGGGTACAGTAACCTCGGTAGGCTTATCTTCTGCAACAAGCGGAGTAACTATTGGTTCTACACCTATTACAACAAGCGGAACTATTACTTTAGCTATTGCTACTGCAAGTGGTTCTCAGCAAGGTTTATTATCAAGCACCGATTGGACTACGTTTAACAATAAGCAAAACGCTTTAACCAATCCGGTAACGGGTACAGGTACTACTAACTACCTACCTAAGTTTACAGGTACAAGTACGATAGGAGATAGTAATATACTAATACAAGGTGGTGGATTTTATCTTGCAGGTTCGGAAATATTTACAAATGCAAATGGCGGTTTATTTTTCAATGGTAACGGAAGTTATGCTACGGGTATATTTGGATATTCTTCGTCAAATAATTTAAGAATTATTGCACCTAATCAAGTTGATTTTTATACAGCTTCGACACAAAGAATGCTATTAGACGCTTCAGGCAATTTAGGATTAGGAGTTACACCGAGTGTGTGGACTTTAGGAAAAGCTATTGAAATTGGAAACATAGGTAACGCAATATGGAGTGTAAATGCAACGCAATACAATATACTTCACAACGCTTACTATAATGGCGGTTATGTATATGCTTCAAGCAATCCTGCAAGTTACTATCAACAAGCAAGTGGAAATCATACTTGGTACAATGCTCCTTCAGGAACGGCAGGTAACGCTATATCCTTTACCCAAGCAATGACGTTAAACGCTTCAGGTAATTTATCAATAGGAAACACTAACAACACATACAAACTTGATGTAACAGGTACAGGATATTTTTCAGGACAAGTAAATGCTGCTACATATTTAACTTTATCAGAAGATGGAACTTATACAGGAACTTATTATACTTTAGGTTTTAGTGGTAAATCAAACGGAGCAAACAGAATATTTGGTGCAAGAGATGGTTCTGATGGGATATATTTTGCAGCAGCTACAAATAGAGGATTTGCTTTTAGACCTAATGGTGGAACAACAGATACGTTTTCCATAGCCTCTACAGGAGCAGCTACATTTGTAGGAGATGTAAAAGTAAAAACATTAGAAGTAACAAACGTAGGTACAGATGCAACATCAAGTGGGTTATCTACTTATATGGAAATAACAGTAAACGGACAGAACTATTTAATACCATTACACGGAATGCCTTAAAAATTAAAAAACAATAAAATAAAATAAAAAATGGCAACAACAAATTTTGAGTGGGTCATCAGCCAATTAAATTGCGCTGTAGAATCAGAAGAATTACCTGATGTAATTAATGTAATACATTGGAGATACAACGCAACACAAGTAGATGGTGACAAAACCTACTTCGCTGACACCTATGGTGCATCAAGCGTGGCACAACCAAATCCACAAAACTTCATTCCTTATGCAGATGTAACGGAAGCCGAAGTTATTGGTTGGTTAGAAGAAATATTGCCTGTGGAAGCTATGCAATTAGCTTTAGAGAACAATATTGCTCTACAAATCAATCCTGTTGAGGTTACACTTCCATTGCCTTGGTTACCACAACCAACACCTCCTACTTTGTAGTTCAATAAATATTTATTATTTTTACATTATTAAATCAAATCAAATAAAATGAAGTACAAAGACCTAAACATTCTAGTAGCATCTATTAATTCTGTTATTGGAAATCAAGAGACAAAAATTCAGAAGAAGCTATTTAAGTTGTACGAGAAGGTTAAGCCTTTTCACGAAGACTACAACAAGCAACGTGATGAACTCCGCTTGGATAACGCTGCCGTTGATGACAAAGGTATTCTTTTAATGGACGAAAAAGGTGAATACAAGTTCAATAAGGAAGGCGTAAAGAAGCTGACCAAAGACATTGAAGCCTTAAACGAGAAAGAATTTGACTTCAAACCTATTGAGGTTATCAATACCAATGGATTAGAGAAGTTTACGTTTCTTGAAGATTGGACTACAGGCATCACTTTTGTTAAGGAAGAAGAGGAGGAACTCTAATGGATATTCGTAAAATATCAATAGGACCGGACTACAAGGGTGGTGCTATGCACTACCTTGTAGGGCAGAAAGTCCTTGGCGATACTAACGAGATTCATCTTATCAAATTTGATACAGAGAAGCAATCTATTAAGATTTACATCATAAACGAGAAGGCGGAAGTTGTGCTTTGGAAAGAGTTCAACTCCACCATTCCTATATCCATTGAATATAACATCAACATCTAATGAGGTCTCCATTCTATTTCATAGCCAAACCGGTTAATGGAAAGAGATACGACAATACAAAAGAGATAGGAGGTATTGAACTTATTGTCAGTACATCTGAGGAGGACCACAAGTTCTCTAACCGATTTGCAGAGGTCGTTGAACTTCCATTGGGGTATAAAGGACCCATTAAGCAAGGTGACACTTTACTTGTGCACCACAACGTATTTAAGTTTTATAATGATATGCGGGGTAGGCAAAAGAGTGGCAAGTCTTTTTTTAAAGACGACCTATTCTTTATAGAGACGGAGCAGTTTTTTATGTATAAGCAGGACGAAAAATGGAATGCTTATGATAGATTTTGTTTTGTCAAGCCTATCCCCACTACACAAAGCTATATCAAGAAGCCATTTACCAACGAGCCCCTTGTTGGTATAATGAAGTACCCCAATCAATATTTGATTGATAAAGGCATTAAAGCAGGTGATATGGTTTGCTTTTCTCCGGATAGTGAATACGAGTTTACCGTAGATGATGAGAAGTTATATCGGATGTATGACCATCAAATAACAATCAAACTATGAATCTAATCACATTCGACAATATTATCAAAGACCCAATATCCTATGTATCAGATATACACTTGCACGGGTTTCAAGACGTGGCAGATGGCGACAACGTTTTCAAGAACATTCAGCCAAGAGACGCTAACGATGAGTTTGCCGTATACTGCCGTGAACTATTTAATGGTTATAAGGTAGCATTCAACTTTGTTAGAAAGTCACCCGAGGGTCAGAAAGAACCCAATTTTATCCATACGGATGAGATGATGGGTGACCTTACCTGCATCCTATATCTAAACGAGGAGTCACCAAATGCAGACGGTACAACAATATATGACAATGATGAAAAGCCTATATTTACAATGTACTCTAAGTTCAATCGTATGATAGCTTTCAGTTCGGCTCTTCCGCACTCGAGGAATATCTTTGAGAACTTTGGACAGGGTGAAGATGCAAGGTTGGTTCAGGTCATCTTTTTAAAAGCTAAGTAATGAGAGATACTAAAGAAATAAAACTACGAATTATTGAAGCGGGTTATAAAGCTGTTAACCATCTTGTAAAGGTGGCTGAGGAGGATATTATTAATACCGAGTCAGATACAGATGTGTCTGCCGATAAGATGAAAAACGCAGCAGCAGCTAAGAAGTTAGCCATCTTTGATGCGTTTGAGATACTAAGTAGAATAGAAGCGGAGAAAGAAAATCTTGAGTCCGTTGAAAGAGGAATAAGTAAAACAGATACAAAACAAGGATTTGCAGAAAGAAGGTCAAAACAATAGTCTATGCCGTATAGTCGATAATCATATACCGGCTGCCGTTATCTCTAACAAAAATAGAGTAAGGTCGTGGCTATATGGGTATAACGACCAATACGATGTTGTTGTAATTTCAAAGACCGGACAGATAGGACAAATAGTAGAGATAGCAGGATTAATCATTGCCCTTCCACTTGCTCCTGATAAGTGTCTTCAAAGACACTCTGCTAAAGCTGAACAGTATTGGGAGCGTCAGCCATTACCCCGTGAGTTAGCCAAGATACAATCCATATTTCAGTGGAACGAAAAGCCAAAAGACTTTAAAGACCGTTGGGTCGATTATATAGAACAGGAGTTTGACTACCGTGAACAAGGATATTGGTTTATGAACAACGGGGTCAAAACCTACATAACCGGTTCGCATTATATGTACTTGCAGTGGTCAAGTATTGACGTGGGTTATCCTGACTTTCGTGAAGCCAATAGAATCTATTGGATATTTTGGGAAGCCTGTCGTGCGGACCCAAGGTCATTTGGTATGATATACCTAAAGATTAGACGTTCGGGATTCTCATTTATGTCATCCTCAGAGTGCGTTAACATAGGTACGCTCGCACGTGACGCACGTATAGGTATCCTATCTAAGACGGGTGCGGATGCTAAGAAGATGTTCACCGATAAGGTTGTACCTATCAATAGCCGCCTTCCGTTCTTTTTCAAACCGGTGATGGATGGTATGGACAAGCCAAAGACTGAGTTGGCATACAGAGTACCGGCAGCAAAGATTACCAAGAAGAATATGTACGAGACTGACGACAATGATGTCGATGGACTTGATACGTCAATAGATTGGAAGAATACTGAGGACAATTCATACGATGGAGAGAAGCTACTCTTTTTGGCTCACGATGAGTCTGCCAAATGGACTAAGCCTGTAAACATCAAAGAGAATTGGCGTGTAACCAAGACCTGTCTTCGCTTGGGTAGTAAGATTATTGGTAAGTGCATGATGGGTTCAACGTCCAATGCTTTAAGCAAAGGGGGTCAGAACTATAAAGATATTTACGAGGACTCAAATGTAAAAGTCCGTAATGCCAACGGGCAGACCAAGAGTGGTCTATATGCCATATTTATTCCGATGGAGTGGAATATGGAAGGATTCATTGACAAGTATGGTCATCCTGTGTTCCGCAAACCTGAAGAGCCTATTATGGGCGTGGATGGTGTTATGATAAAGAACGGAGCCATTGACTATTGGGAAGCGGAGGTTGATTCGTTAAAGAACGATGCTGACGCACTAAATGAGTTTTATCGTCAGTTCCCACGTACAGAGTCTCACGCTTTTCGTGATGAGAGCAAGCAAGCCTTATTTAACCTGACCAAGATATATCAGCAAATTGACTATAACGACTCGATGATTAAAGAGCATTACCTTACTCGAGGAATGTTTTCTTGGAAGGATGGCATTAAGGATACGCAGGTGATTTGGACCCCGGACCCGAGGGGTAGGTTCAATATAAGTTGGGCACCACCTAAGCATATGCAAAACAACATACACATCCGAAATGGGATAAAGTACCCCGGCAACGAGCACCTTGGCTCTTTTGGATGTGACTCTTATGACATATCAGCGGTTGTAGGAGGACGTGGGTCTAATGGTGCACTGCACGGTATGACCAAGTTCCATATGGACGATGCTCCCGTAAATGAGTTTTTCTTGGAGTATATTGCCCGTCCACAAACAGCAGAAATATTTTTTGAGGAAGTATTAATGGCTTGCGTTTTCTACGGAATGCCTATCTTAGTAGAGAATAACAAACCAAGACTTTTGTATCATTTGAAAAACAGAGGGTACAGAGGTTTCTCAATCAATAGACCTGACAAGCAAATGGCAAAGCTGACAAAGACTGAACGGGAGTTAGGTGGTATACCAAACTCATCTGAGGATGTTAAGCAAGCGCACGCTGCAGCCATTGAGTCGTATATTGAGAAGTTTATAGGATTTGATTTAGAAGCTAAGTACAGGGACCCGGAAGAGATGGGTACAATGCCGTTCACAAGAACGCTTGAGGATTGGGCAAAGTTTGACATTAACGATAGAACAAAATTTGATGCCTGTATTAGTTCGGGATTATGTATTATGGCTAACCAAAAGCATCTATATGTTTCTGAGAAAAAAGAATCAAAATTAATTATTAACTTCGCTAAATATAAGAACGAAGGTACAACAAGTCAATTGATTAGATGAAAAATGTAACAATCAACATAAACACGGCAGTATTTCCAAGTCAAATGGCAACTGATGCTGAAAAAGCAACTGATGCATTTGGTTTGCAAGTCGGGCAAGCCATCCAATATGAGTGGTTCCGTAAAGATGGTAACTCGTGTAGATACTATGGTCAATGGAGAGATTTTCGTAGACTTAGATTGTATGCACGTGGAGAACAATCAATTGCTAAATACAAAAATGAATTAGCGATTGATGGAGATTTATCTTATCTAAATTTAGATTGGACTCCTGTTCCTATCCTTCCAAAGTTTATTGATATTGTTGTTAACGGAATGTCTGACCGTTTATTTAAAGTAAAAGCATATGCTCAAGATGCGATGTCTCAATCAAAGAGAAGTAAGTATCAAGAAATGCTTGAGACACAAATGGCAGGTAAACCTGTTCTTACAAAGATTCAAGAGTTAACAGGAGTAGACCCATTTATGATGGACCCTGAAGAACTTCCTGAAACAGACGAAGAATTATCATTATATATGCAGCTTCATTATAAGCCTGCAATTGAAATAGCTGAAGAGACTGCAATCAATACAATCTTTGATGACAATCATTATGATGACATTAGAAAGAGATTGGATTATGATATTGCTGTTATTGGTATTGGTGTAGCTAAGCACGAGTTTTTACAAGGAGAAGGCGTTAAGATTTCTTACGTAGACCCTGCTAACATTGTATACAGCTATACAGAAGACCCATTCTTTAAAGATTGTTTTTATTGGGGAGAAATTAAAACAGTTCCAATAACTGAGTTAATGAAGATTGACCAATCATTAACAAGAGAAGACTTACAAGAGATTACACAATACAGTCAATCGTGGTATGACTACTACAACGTAGCGCAGTTCTACGAGAATGATATGTTCTATAGAGACACTTGCACTCTTATGTATTTCAATTATAAGACGACTAAAAAAGTTGTCTATAAAAAGAAATACCTTGAGAATGGTGGTACTCGTGTAATTGAGAAAGATGAGAAGTTCAACCCTCCAACTGAAATGATGGAGGAAGGTAACTTTGAAAAGATTGAGAAAACAATTGACGTTTGGTATGAAGGTATTATGGTAATGGGTACTAATATCCTATTACAATGGAAGATGTCTGAGAATATGGTTCGTCCTAAGTCAGCGTCTCAACACGCTTTACCAAACTATGTAGCTTGTGCTCCTCGTATGTACAAAGGAGTTATTGAATCACTGTGTCGTAGAATGATACCATTCGCTGACTTGATTCAAATTACGCACTTAAAACTACAACAAGTTATTGCTCGTACTGTACCTGATGGTGTATTCATTGATGCCGATGGCTTAAATGAAATTGACTTAGGTACAGGTAACGCATACAATCCTGAGGATGCTCTTAGATTATATTTCCAAACAGGTAGTGTAATTGGTAGAAGCTATACTCAAGATGGTGACTTTAACAATGCAAGAGTGCCTATCACTCAGTTGACATCTAACTCAGGTGCAGCTAAAACGCAGATGTTAATCACCAATATGAACCACTACATTGATATGATTAGGTCGGTGACCGGTCTTAACGAAGCAAGAGATGGTTCTACTCCTGACCCTAACGCATTGGTTGGTGTTCAAAAGTTAGCTGCATTAAGTTCTAATACAGCAACAAGACATATCCTTGACTCTTCATTGTTTATATATCGTTCATTAGCCGAAGCTATTACTTACAGAGTCGGTGATATATTAGAGTATTCAGACTTTAAGGATGAGTTTATCAATCAAATCGGTAAATACAATGTGTCAATCTTAAACGAGATAAACGACTTGTACATTTACGACTTTGGTATATTCATTGAAGTTTCTCCTGATGAAGAGCAAAAAGCGCAGCTTGAGGCTAACATTCAGATGGCACTTTCTAAAGGTGACATTAACCTTGAGGACGCTATTGATATCCGTGAGATTCGCAATATTAAATTGGCTAACCAACTACTTAAAGTTAAGAGAGTTAAGACTCAAGAACGTGAGGAGAAGATGGAGATGCAGAAGCAAGCTATGATGTCTCAGCAACAATTGAAGTCTCAAGAGATGGCTGCTCAGGTTGCAATGCAAAAGATTGAAATGGAGACAAACTCTAAGATGCAGATTAAGCAAGCTGAGGTGGCATTTGAAATTCAGAAACTTGAAAAGGAAGCTGAAATGAAAGCGTTCCTTATGAGAGAAGAGTTCCAATACAATATGCAATTGCACGGAATGGAGGTTGGCAATTTGACTGAAAGAGAGAGAATGAAAGAAGATGCGAAAGCAAAAAGAATTAGTCAACAAAATACCGAGCAATCCAAATTAATCAATCAAAGAAAAAATAATCTACCTCCAATGAACTTTGAGTCAAATGAGGATAGTTTAGATGGCTTTGATATGGCGGAATTTGAACCTCGATAAAAATGTCAAAATTTTTGTATAAGTTTGTATAAATTAAATTAAATCAAATGGAATTAAAAGTTAGAGCATTAGACATTATTGAACCTAAAAGTGTTCAAGAGGTCGAAAAGGAATTACTTGATAAACACGAAGAATCTTTAAGTCAAGATAACAATCCGGAACCGGAGCCAATACAAAATGACCCGGAGCCTGAACCCGAGCCTCAACCTCAGGAAGTTGGTATTGATTTAAAAGACGAAGACGTTCTTTCATATATTGGTAAAAGATACAATAAGCAAATAAACTCTTTAGATGATTTAGTGGCAGAGCGAGAAGCATCTGAACCACTACCTGAAGATGTGGCTGCTTATATGAAATATAAAAAGGAAACAGGGCGTGGCTTTGAGGACTTTCTTAAATTAAAGAAAGACTTTGATGCAATGGACCCTGACCAACTTTTAAAAGAATACTTAACTTCTACACAGGAGGGTCTTGATAGTGATGACATCGAGACGTTAATGGATGAGTACAGATACGATGAGGATTTGGACGAAGAAACAACCATTAAAAGAGTAAAAATCGCAAAAAAGAAAGTTCTTGCTGAAGCCAAGAAATACTTCAACTCTCAGAAAGAGAAATATAAAATGCCACTTGAGTCAAGCACGGCATTAGTTCCTGATGAAGAGAGAGAGGTATATGAAAGCTATAAGCAATATACTAAGCAGGCAAAGACAATCGAAGAGGAGAACAATCGTAAACGTCAATGGTTTGACCAAAAAACGAACGATGTATTTAACGGAGAGTTCAAAGGTTTTGAGTTCAATGTAAATGACAAAAAAATTGTTTTTAATCCGGGAGATGCCAACGAGTTAAAGAAAAACCAATCTACGCCACAGAACTTTATTAATAAGTTCTTGGATGAGCAAGGGTTGATTAAAGACGCAGTTGGTTATCATAGGTCTTTAGCTATGGCAATGCAACCTGAGAAATTTGCCAAGTTCTTTTATGAACAAGGATTGGCTGATGCGACAGACGATGTAACTCGTAAAATCAAGAACATCAATATGTCCACCAACCGAGCACCTGAAATTGGTAAATCTACAGAGGGAGTGCAGGTGAAAGCGATAAACCCTGATTCAGGACGAAACCTGAAAATTCGCAGCATAAAAAGAATTTAAAACAATTAAAAATCTAAAACAATGGCAGGTTCATTATTGAGTAATCCTACCTTTGCGTTGCAGCCAAGTGCTGAGCAGGTAGCGTTACAGACAAACTACATTACCAACTTCAACTTCTTGAATCAGTATCTTCCTGATACATACGAGAAGGAATTTGAACGTTATGGTAACAGAACAATCGCATCTTTCTTACGTATGGTAGGAGCAGAGATGCCTTCTAACTCTGACCAAATCAAATGGGCAGAACAAGGTCGTTTACACATTAAGTATACTAATATCACTTCAGCAGCTGCTGCAGGTTCTGCAACAGCAACTTTCACTGTAGCTGATAGCGGTGTAACTTATATCGCAATCCGTGTTGGACAAACTGTTATGATTCAGAACAACACTTCAGGTGTTTTCAACAAAGCAATCGTTACAGCTGTTCCTTCTGCAACTACTTTCACAGTAGCTTACTATGAGACTGCAGGTCAAGCATTTGCTGTTTCTACTCAATGTACTGTATTCATTTACGGTTCTGAGTTCAAGAAAGGTACTAACGGAATGGTTGGTTCTTTAGAAGCTGAAGATTCAATCTTCTCTAACAACCCTATTATCATCAAAGATAAGTATGCGGTTAACGGTTCTGATATGGCTCAAATCGGTTGGGTAGAAGTAACTACTGAGAATGGTGCTACAGGATACCTTTGGTATTTAAAGAGTGAGCACGAAACTCGTTTACGTTTTGAAGATTACCTAGAAACTTCAATGATTGAAGCTGTTCCGGCTGCATCTTCTTCAGGTGCTGCTACTGCAGGTTACATCGGTTCTGAAGGTATCTTCTACGTTGTAAACAACCGTGGTAACGTTTGGGGTGGTGGTACTCCAACAACTTTAAGCGATTGGGATTCTATCGTTTCTCGTCTTGACAAGCAAGGTGCTATCGAAGAGAACGTAGTATTCGTAAATCGTGGTTTAAGTTTTGACATCGACAATATGTTAGCTACATTGAACGGCTACACTTCAGGTGGTGTTGCTCAATCAGCTTCATTCGGTCTTTTCGACAACGATGTTGATATGGCGTTAAACTTAGGTTTCACAGGTTTCCGTAGAGGTTACGACTTTTACAAGTCTGATTGGAAATACCTAAACGACCCAACAATGCGTGGTGGTTTAAACCAAACAGCAGGTACTGCAACAGGTACTATCACAGGTTTAATGGTTCCTGCAGGTTCTACTTCAGTATACGACCAAATTATGGGTAAGAACGCTAAGCGTCCTTTCTTACACGTAAGATACCGTGCTTCTGAAGCTGAAGACCGCAGATACAAAACTTGGATTACAGGTTCTGCCGGTGGGGCTGCTACAAGCGACCTCGATGCAATGGAGGTTAACTTCCTATCTGAGCGTTGCGTATGTACTTTAGGTGCAAACAACTTCGTATTATTCCGTTACGGATAGTCGATAGGTCTATACAGGAGGGTGTCTTTAAAGACACTCTCCTTTTTTTAAATCAAATTAAATCAAATATAAAATGGCAAAAGTTACAACACCTGTGGACAAGGTCTACAAGTTAAAAATAGGAAACCCTTTAAGCTACACTTTAGCTTCAAGAAATCACCCTCGATTCCCACTAATGTGGTTTGACGAGAAGAACAATGTTAATCGTGCTCTTAGGTATTCTACCAATCAGAAGTCACCTTTTGAAGATGAGCAAGACGGAACAGCAATTATTGAACCTGTTATTTTTGAAGACGGGTTTTTAAGAGTTCCAAAAAACAATCCTGTATTGCAACAATTCCTTCATTATCACCCATTGAACGGTGTTATCTTTGGAGAGGTTGACAAAGAAAAGGATGCAGCAGCTGAAGTTGATGAACTTAATTTAGAGATTGAGGCAATGATGGAAGCCAAACAATTGTCTATTGACCAAATCGAGACTCTTACAAGAGTTATCTTTGGCAAGGACCCTTCTACAGTATCAACCGCAGAACTTAAACGTGACATCCTGATATTCGCCAAGAGAGAGCCAAAAGACTTCTTGAATATCTTGAATGACCCTGAATTAAAGTTCCAAGCAAAAGTTCGTTTATTCTTTGAGAATAAGCTATTGATACTCAGAAACAATGACAAAGAGGTGTGGTTTAATACCTCTACAAATAAGAAGAAAATGCTTTCAGTTCCTTTTGGAGAAGACCCATATGATATGGTTGCCCACTTCTTACAAAGCGATGAAGGTCTTGATTCCTTAAAAATGTTAGAAGCACTTTTAGGGTAATATATTTTGATTATTGATTGATGGTTAGAAAGAAGGGCACTTATTGTGCCCTCTTTTTTTTTATGTATATTTGTAAAAAAAGAACTAATGATAAACTCAGTTAGAAATGCGGTATTGGCTGTGTTGAATAAGAACAACTACGGATACCTATCTCCTTCTGATTTCAATCTGTTTGCAGCTAACTCACAGATGGAAATATACGAGGAGTATTTTAGCAACTATAACAAAGTTATAAATGCTGAAAATGCTCGTACTTCGGGTGTAGATTATGCAGATATTGAGCAGCCCATTGCGGAGGTATTAGAGTATTTCTTACGCACAGATTATCTTACAAAAATATCGGGTAATAAGTTTTCAATGCCAAGTCCTTCTACAACAGGATATTTTACTTATATGTTATTGGATGTTAAATGCAAGCCTGTTAATCTTAAATCAGGTACTAACACTTCAATTGTAAGTGGTCAGTTGGTTGATAGTGCAGGTGGCTTCTTATCGTTAGGTATTGGCACGGGAGATGTGGTAACAAACTTAACTACAGGATTAGTATCTACAGTAGTATCGGTAATTAGCAATACAGCAATCTTATTGGATTCAAATATATTCTTAGCTACAGGTAATGCTTATGCTATATTTTCAGCAGCTTCTTCTGTTCAAGCAGAAAAGGTAATTAATAATAAACTTGCTTTGTTAGTTAATTCAAATTTAACTAAGCCAACTATTGAGTTCCCTGTTTATGGATTACAAGGAGAAGTGCTTACTTTTTATCCTACATCAATAAGCAATAAGGGTCAGGTTGAAGCAACTTATTTCAGATACCCTAAACCACCGAAGTGGACATACATTACACTTGCTAATGGTGAACCGGTGTTTGACCAATCGCAATCAGACTATCAAGACTTTGAGTTGCCTCCTGAAGATGAATATAAATTAGTGACTAAGATACTTGAATATGCAGGTATGACTATTCGTGAGATTGAAGTTACTCAATTTGGTATGCAGCAACAACAACACGAACAGCCTACATTCAGTATGCAACAATAAAAAATATAAGATATGGCATATATATCACAATATCAATACTATGAGAACGGAGGTGTACAACCTGAAGATGCCAATTGGGGGTCGTATCAATACATTAGTCTTCAAGACATTGTAAACAACTTCTTATTGATGTACTCAGGCAACCACTCATTGGTAAACAATGAGGAGCGTTTTAAAGTATTGTTCCACGCTAAGCGTGCTATTCAGGAGTTAAACTACGATGCGTTTAAAGAAATTAAAGTATTGGAGTTGACTGTACCTGATATGCTTAGATACATTTTACCTTCTGACTATGTCAATTGGGTTCGTATTTCATTATATAAAGATGGTTGGTTAAGACCATTGACTGAGAATATTCAAACATTGTCATCTAAAGCATACTTACAAGATAATACAGGTCGTATTTTATTTGACCAATTTGGTAATGCATTAAGTCCTCAGTATTCTGATATTGACTTTGATAGATTGACTAAAACTAAGAAGAGTATTTATTTAAACCAAGGCAACCAATTTAACGGGCAGTTAGGTTGGAACTACGATGGGATGTGGTATTTTGACTACAACATTGGTACAGCATATGGTCTAAATACAGAGACAGCAAACTTTAATCCTACGTTTAACGTTGACAGAAAGGGTGGTGTTATCAATTTTGATTCATCAATGTCAGGTCAGCAATGTATTCTTGAGTATGTGTCTGATGGTATGGAACAAGGAGACAACTCTTTGATTACCGTTAATAAATTATTTGAGAAATATATTTACGCTTCTATTCAATATGACATTTTAAGTTCTAAATTAGGTGTACAGGAATATATAGTTTCTCGTGCTCGTAAGGAGAAAAGTGCACTTTTGAGAAACGCAAAAATTAGAATTAGCAATATTCATCCGGGAAGACTATTAATGAATCTCAGAGGATTAGACAAGCAAATAAAATAAGATGGCAAACATTACAAGGAATTTTATAGCAGGTAGGATGAATAAGGTAATGGACCAAAGGTTGTTACCTGATGGAGAATACATAGATGCTATGAATATCAGAATGGGGTCTACAGAAAATTCTGAGTTAGGAGTTATTGAAAACACAAAAGGCAACTTGCCTTTGACTACATTAAAATATATTAATGGTACTCCACTTAGTGCTAACGCAAGATGTATCGGTTCTATTGAAGATAGTGCCAACGATACATTGTATTGGTTTGTACACGACTCAAGTTTTCCTGTTGGATTAACCGGCAAACTTGACTTGATTGTTTCCTTTAATGTATTTACTAATATCTTAACATACCACATTATTAGTATTAATGATGGTGGCAATGTTAATACCACACTTAATTTTAATCCTACTTATTTAATTACGGGAGTTAATATCATTGATGGTCTTTTATATTTTACCGATGACTATAACGCTCCACGTGTAATTAACGTAAGAAGAAACTACGCCAATCCTATTGGAAACGTAGACCAAATTACCCCGGAGTCTATACTTGTGATTAAAAAACCACCTGTAGAGTCTCCATTGGTAGAACCTTTTGTAACTAATGGTCAGGAGAATTACTTGGACACAAGATTTATATGTTTTGCATATAGATACAGATATGTAGATGGGGAATACAGTGCTACCTCACAATGGTCTCAGCCTGCTTTTGTTCCCAATCCTTTTGAATTTAGTGTTGAGAGTTTCCTTAACGAAGGGATGACCAACGTTTGCAATGCAGCAAAGATTACATACAACTCAGGAGGCTCTCTTGTAGTTGGTGTAGATTTATTGTTCAAGCAATCAAATGGCAATATCATAAAGGTTATTGAGAAACTTGACAAGTCTAATTTAGGACTTGCTAACAATACCGATTATACTTATACGTTTACAAATAGTAAGATATTTACGGTTCTTCCTGAATACGAAATACTTAGATTGTACGACAACGTTCCACGTTACGCTAAGGCTCAAACCATTATGGGCAATAGGCTAATGTATGGTAACTATGTAGAGGGTTATGACTTGATTGATAATGATGGTGTGCCAATAAAACTTGAGTACACTACATCTTTGGTATCTACCCCAATTGGTAACGAGGAACTAACTGATGCAACTACGTCAGGAAACTATACCATTAATGGGAGTGTTAACATTGCAAATGCTATTGTTACAATTGACTTAGCGGGTAAGAATTTAGTTGCCGGCTCTGCAATAAACGTAGAGATAGCTATTGACCATTCACAATTTACAGGTCAAACTCCGTTCCCTACAGAAACAACAGAGAATGTTAGATTGAACTTTGCGTTCTTTTTGTCTACTACATACACATCAGTATATCAATTAGCAACAAGCGTGGAGTTCCAAAATGCAGTAGGTACGGCAGCTAATATACAGACCGTAGCAAATGCTTGTAATGGTATCACATTTACCGATTCATTCAACTGTGCTATCCCTAATAACTTAGGTACTTATACCAAGAATGGTAGTGGTATTAGTGCTGTTGGTCAACCGGTATCTATTATAACAAGTCCTGCAAGCAGTCTGATTGGATTCCAATTTCCTGCAATGAGGTATGTAAATAATATTGTTACTCCTACTCAAACTTTTTATGAGTACTATGAAGTGACATTGGCAGAAGCTACTTTCCAAGAAATTGCAAACACACAGAGCCTACATAGCAATCGTGACTATGAGATTGGCATTGTGTATATGGATGAATTTAACAGAGCGACAACGGCACTTGTTAGTCCTAATAATACTGAGCATATCCCTTGTGGATTATCTGCTTTTAAAAACTCTATACAAGTAACCATCCCTGCTACTCAAAGTCCTCCTGCTTGGGCAACAAGATATAAGTTTGTTATTAAGCCTGACGAAGAAAACTATGAGACAATTTATTGTAGTATATTCTTCCAAGACCCAATAACCAATAACGCATACTTCTTGCTTGAAGGAGAGAACGCACGTAAGGTAGAGGTGGGTGATAGACTAATTGTGAAAGCTGACTCTACAGGACCAACTGCAAATTGCGTATACGCAACAGTGCTTGAGAAGTCCGGTCAGACATCTAATTTTATAGAGATACCAAGTGCATTAGACCCTACAGTGTTTATACCAATCCCTGCGGGTATCTATATGAAGATAAATCCTAATAGTTTTAATATTATTCAGGACGAATTAGCTATCATACAACCGGGTAAACAAAGTGTTACTTCTCCAAGAGGAGGAGATTTTCCTATTTTGTATTATCCAATGAATAGATACGATACAGCTACATCAGCTTGGGTTGATTACAGTATACCTGCAGGTAGTAGGATTGTAATGACAATTAGCCAAACAAGAAGTGGCGTTGGAAATTCTTGCGAAAAGAGGACTAATCTTTTAGAGAAAACAATAATTGCTTCAAACGATTACGACAATATGTACGAGTGGTTTGTTGGCGATAACGTTGAGCAGTTCTTAAATGACGGTGAAAGGTTTGCGGATGCCGGTCAATGTGTTCCTGACAATGAATTTATTCCGGGGATTACAAATACTGCAGGAGACATATTAACTGATTTATGTATTAACTACTATAAGTTTTATAGAAATACATCAACCAATCAACTGCAATTAATGATTACGGGTACATTACCTTGTACCGGAGTTGGATACCCTAATGCTCGTGCTTCAAGTGTAGAAGCAAACTTTGTGGTATTCAGAGCAGATAAGAACTTAATATTTGAAACAGAGCCAACAGATGCATTACCTGATGTTTTTTTTGAGAACAATATGTCGTTTGCCATTGTAAATGGTAACCATATGGGTAATATCCAAAACCAATCTATTGGCGCAGGAACTCCTGCAATTGTAGATACCAAGTTCTTTAACTGCTTTGCTTTTGGAAACGGAGCAGAGAGTTATAAGGTTCGTGACTCAATTGTAGGGAACTCATTTAACCTAGGCAACAGGGTTACATCTGTATCTGCTCAAGACTATCAAGAGGCTGATAGATTTGCAGACATCACATATAGTGGTGTTTACAATGCTGAGTCAAATGTGAACAAGCTAAATGAGTTTAATTTAGGTCTTGTAAACTACAAGAACTTAGAGTTATCATTTGGCGACATATACATATTAGATGGCAGAGAAACTGATATACTTGTTTTACAAGAAGATAAGATTTCATACGTATTGGCTGACAAGAACTTATTGTCGGACTCTACAGGAGGTGGCGTTGTATCATCTGTGCCTGAGGTATTAGGTACTCAGATTGCCCGTGTTGAGAAATACGGCATCAGCTTTAACCCTGAGAGTTATGTACAATGGGGTTATGACAGATTTTTTACAGATGCCAAAAGAGGTGCTGTATTGCAACTAAGAGGTAACTCATATTCTAATGAAGACCTAAAGGTTATTTCTGAGATGAATATGAGAACGTGGTTTAGAGATGAGTTCATTACAAACTTTAATACTCAAAAACTTGGAGGGTATGACCCTTATATGAACGAGTATGTTCTATCTATAAACGCTCGTGTATTACCATACAGACCTGAGTGTTTAGATTGTGGAGTGTCTCAGACCTTTACGTTAACTACACTTGCTGAAGAGCAAGGTTCAAATAGCTATTGCGTAGACTTAGGTCCTACAGTTGGTATTACTGATATTGACTATACGGTATTTAGCATTAGCGAAGGTGGTACATTTGAGGTTATTGCAGAGTACGATGGAAGTACCTATACTTCAGGAGAGGTTTCTGAAAGCGGTACACTTAGCTTTAATAAAGACAATGTATCAGTAGAAACAGTAGACATTACTATCAACTATACCGGTGACATATCACTTGGTATGCTTGCTAATTGTTGTCAAGCTGATTCATTAAGTATTATTCAAATTGTTCTTACAAGTGATTACGATTCAGGAGATACCGTACACGCAGAATACAGATGGACAAATGGTTCATTTGTTTCTCCATTGCAGTCAAGTCTTGTAACATTTGCATCAGGAACAAACAACCCTATCGTGTCAAGATACAATCTTACAACTGATAGCGTTGGTACAGGTGGGTTCCCTCCTGCAGGTAGCTTAATGAGTTTGATTTCAAACAAGTTCTCTACAGACACATTCGTGTTTACCCCTGCAGAAGACAAGTTTAAATACCACGTATCTAATACGTTGTACGCAAACAATAGTTCCGCTATCAATACGTTATTAGGATTAGCAACAACTGCTACTCCTAACGAGGGTGGTGGTAACTATAACTATGCTGAATTTACAGTACCTACTCTTCAAAATTATTTATATTTGATATGGGATTTTAGACAATCGGTTCCTGTGACTTTATGTTATTCAGATGAAGACATAAATGATGTGTGCTGTAATTGTACAACCCCTTCATAAAAAACATATATGGCAGTAAGTTCAACATATTATTTAAACGCACCATCACTTGGGTCCGCAACAGCTGTATTCTCAAATGCAGCTTTGACTACCCTTGCAGCCGATGGCTTTTACTCTGATGGTGTAATATCAAGAGAGCAAGTTAGTGGGGTATTATTACCACAACAGACTTGCCCTTCTTGTGCTACCCCTTGTGGCGAAACAATTAACGCAAGTGGCGGTCAAGGCATTTATCTGCTTGATTTAGAGACCGGAACTACAGTTGGTGACGTAGGTGCAGTAATTGTAAGATTCGAGCCTTATGGCGTCCCTGATGGCATTAGAGGAACACTTGGTGCTAACGTATATAATAAACTTGTTTCATCTGTAGACGGATTGCATAAAAGTACTAATGCAGGAAGTTTTACATACGTAGGTCAAACAGGTGCTGATTGCGGAATATCAGGAACAACTTACCCTGCATTAGCAGAGTTTACTTATAATGGAACAGAATTTATTGCTACGGGGGATACTCAAAGTATAACTGTAGCACCGGGCGATGTGTCATTAGGTGTATCTGCACCGGGAAACTGTTTAATGGTAATACCAAAACTTACCCCATCTCCTTCAATTATCAACTTTGAGGTAGTGGGTCCGTGTAGTGGGACGGCTTGGCAGATGTCAGTAGCTTGCCCTGCACTTCTTACAGGATTTGGCTCAAGCGTTAGTGCTGTATCAGCATCAGCTGCTTGCGCTTTGGCAGAAACCACGACTTATTACAATGCCTCATTGGCTAACACTCCGGGCACAGTTGGTCTTTATGACTTGGTGTTTGCAGATGCTTACGGGGCTACTCCATTGACCGCAGGATTCTATCGTGCATCGGGTTCAATTACCGGTGGTAATGATTGGTTCCAAGTTAGTTCAGCAGGTGTGGTTATAGCTTTAGGTACTTGTGGTCCTGTAGCATATACAATTGACAACTCTGCTTCAGGCTCAGCATTAAGTGCTTGCTCAGGTTCAACCACAACAAGTACTGTTTATGCTTTACCGGGTTATAACGTACCTATTGTTGGTATGATTTTTTATAATAGCACAAGTTTAACAACGCCTTTTGTTGGTAGTACCGGATGGCGTAAATTTTCAAATGGTGTTACAAACTATGCGGGAGAGGTTAATTCTAGTGGAGAACTTACAAATTATTCAACTTGCTAATAAATAATTATGGCGAATAAAACATTGACATACAAGGATGACATAACAGGGTGGGTATCATTTTATTCGTATTATCCTGATTGGATGATTGGGATGAACAACTACTTCTATACATTTAAAGGAGGTAATTTGTATCGTCATAATGTTAATCCGCTTAGAAATACATTCTATGGTACGTATACTCCAAGTAGCGTACAAAGCGTATTTAATACATCACCTCTTGAGAATAAGTTATTTAAAACCATCAACTTGGAGGGAGATGATAAATGGGCGGTAACCTTAGAAACCGACCTGCAATATTCAGGATTTATACAATCAACTTGGTTTGAGAAGAAAGAGGCATCGTTTTTTGCCTTTATTAGGAACAATAGCGTTGGTGAACTTGCTTTAAGAAGCGTGAATGGTATAGGCAGAAGTGCAAGTGTTACGGGCGGTAACGTCATTAATTTCGCTCCATCAATTGAGATTGGTAGCATTATTAGTGTTGGAGACTATTTTTACTTCTCAGTTCCTCCGTATACGACCCCTGTACTTGCAGGTGCTGTAACGGCAATTACGGTAGATTTAGTGAACGGTATCAATAGGATTACAATCAATACCACTATCCCGGGAACGACACCAATACCTATACAGAACGCATTTTTCTTGTACATTAAGAACTCGGTGGCAGAATCTCACGGAGTATTAGGACATTATTGTACATTTAATATAGTAAACGGGTCTACAGACAAAGTTGAATTGTTTGCTGTGGAGTCTGATGTTATGAAAAGTTTTCCTTAAATTTAATATCTTTGTAACGATATGGCATTATACATACGAGAATTAAATGAAACCGATTACGATGATATTCTCGTTGATTGGTGGAAACAATGGGAATGGACGGCTCCGCAAAGAGACTTCCTTCCTGACAATGGTAAGGGTGGTATTATTGTTTACGATGACGATACCCCTGTGTGTGCAGGATTTATGTATTTGACCAATTCAAAAGTAAGTTGGGTAGATTGGATTATATCTAATAAAGAATATACCAAAAAGCCTGATAGACAAGATGCCATTAAGTTATTGGTATCTGCATTGACTGAGATATGTAATAAGTCAGGAAGTAAGTATATATACGCATTAATAAAAAATAATAGCCTCATAAGTACCTATGAAGAACTTGGATATATAAAGGGAGATAGTTACACAAGTGAGATGATAAAAGTATTATAATATGGCAATAGCAACATCAACAGCAATCGCAGGTGCCTCATTAGCATTAACGGCAGCTTCAACAGCGGGTTCTTTTATCCAAGCAGGAAAGCAAAGAAATGCTATGCGTCAAGCAGAAGCTGATGCTGAATTAGCAATGAAAGAAGCAAGAAAGAAATTGGAAACCAACTTCTATCAAGGCTTATCTATTAACAAAGAGCCATATGAACTCCAAAGAGAAGCATTGCTATCTTCAGGAGCACAAGCTATACAGGCAGGTGTAGAAAGCGAAAGAGGTGCAGCTGCTACAGCAGGTCGTGTACAGATGGCACAGAACGAAGCGCAAGCGGGAATCAGGTCTGATATGGGAAGAGAGATGCAACAACTTGAGCAATTAACTGCACAAGAACAAAGCCGTCTTCGTGATGTTGGTGCTCAGTTGGATTTAGAAGAAGTTGCAGGTGCTCAACTTGCAGCAGCAAATGCACAAGAGTTAGCAGCGCAAGCGCAACAACAAGGTATGGAAGGTCTTGTAAGTTTGGGACAACAGGCTGTTAGTCAAATACCATTGTTTGAAAAAACACCAATAGTAAATACTCCAAATACGGCTCCAACACAAAAGCAACCAACAATACCTACTACAAGTAGAGTTAATATAACTCCTACTCAGGCTCCACAAAGTATTAATCCAAATGTTAGACCTCCGGGTCTTCCTCCTGTTAAACAGCCTCCTGTAGTTCCTGCTTTTTTACAAAGTCCACAACAAAGACAACAAAATTTTAGATTTTATAGTCCATCTACGTATCAGAATCCTTTTGATATATTTGGAAAATAATAAAAATATATAAATGGCAACATACTACAAATACGCAGAACGAAGTGCTGACTCACAGATAAATTGGGCTGAGGTTGGTAAGAATATGAGCGATATGCTCCTTGAGGAAAATCGTATTCGTGAACAAAAAAAGACTGCAATTGATGCCGCTTCACGTAAGTATGGTCAGGTACTTGCCAACTCTCCTATGGGAGAACACAGAACTGCAAGAGAAGCTACTTTAAAGTTTGCTGATGATGCTGCTAATTATATGAGAATGCAAGACCAACTTTTGAAGTCGGGTCAAATGAAACTAAAAGATTACACAATTGCTCGTCAAAATTTATTGGACGGAACTGAGAATGCATTTGCTGCAATGAAAGAGTTTCAGAATGATTATGGTGAGTTAATGGAAAGAGCAAAGACCAATCAATCTGCTCTTCTTGAGTTGAGAAGTATGGAGCAAGTTCAAAAATTTGGTAATTGGACTAAGTCAGGTTTTTATATTAATCCAACAAATGGTAATGTTAACGTTGCTATGATGACTGAAAAAGACATTAATGGCAAAAAGGTTTACACAATGGATGACAATCCGGGTGAATTTGCATCTGTAAATTACGTAAGAGGATTAATTAAAACAAGGTTTAATAGATATGACCCTAACGCAGCAGCTGATGGTTTCGTTAAAGCTATGGGTACTCAAATTGAAGCAGTACAAAAAGCTGTAGCTAATTTAAGAAGTCAGGGATTAATTGAAACCGTTACTGATATTAGGAATAAAAAAACTATAGACCCTGTAACAAATCAAATTATATACAACATTGATATGGCTGAAAATCAAGCCGTACAAGCTGCACTTGCTAATGATTACGATAGAGCATCGCTTCTTACTGATAGTAAAAAGACTGCTCCTAATGGTAAGCTGTATGATTTTACAGACAATGCTCAAGAAGCTGCAGCTAATCCTAATTTAATACTTAAAACATACGACCCAAATACGGGTCAAATTGCTCTTAAGTTTACTGATAAGCAGATTAAGGATTCTAACGATTATATGTTAACTGAGTTTAGAAGAAGATATGATTACGAGAAAGATATTAAAACAACTCCTCAAACTCAATTACAAGAACGTAGACCACTTACAGGTCCTGAGTATGAAGCAATAGAAAAGAAAAAAGCGGCTAAGAATTTGGCTCAGAATTTAGTTTACTCTCTTACAGGGAATCCTAATGAATCTTCAGCCGGTACTAAATATTTAAGTGCTACGACAGGATTGCCATTTACAAAAACAAAAGAAGGATTTGTTTTTGAAGATGAAAATGGAAATGTTCAAACTTATAAATTTAAAGCAGACGGAAAAACGCTTGCTGACCCAACTAAATTTACTAAGTCATTTATAGGTACAGTTGCAAAAAGATTAGGAATCAATCAAGATGATGTTTTAAGTCAATTCTCAAGTTTACTTCCAAAAGGTGCAAGATTAAATGAATTTACAGAAGCCACAGGATTTGATGAACAACAAACTCAGTTTCCACCTAATAATACAAATACATTTCCATTCCCTTTTTCAAAACCAACAACCCCAACACCAAACACAGGTGGAGCAACAAATTTTGGTGGCAACATTAGGTAGAACAAAATAAAATAATTAATTATGCCGGATTTAAGACAATCGTTAAAAGATTTTGTAGCTACTGCTAATAGTGGGAAATATTCAGATGAGGCTACTTTGCTTTCTAAATTCCCTGAATTAAAAGGATACGACATTAATGCATTAAAAGATTTTGTAGCTACTGCTAATAGTGGTAAATACATTAATGAGGACGAATTGTTTTCAAAATTCCCTGAATTTAATATCAGTGGATTAAAAGATACTTCTAAAAAAAAAGCCGATACGGTTTTACCTTCGGGAGGTGGTTCTTTGGTTTCTCCAAGGATTGAACCTCAACGTCCGGCAGCTGAGTCAACAGCCATAAAGAGCATTGCCCCAATACCTACTGTTAAAAAAGAGAAAAAGGAAGAAATTGGAACTGCATTAAATGTAGTTGGCGCATTTAACAAAGGTGTATTAAATCTTTTTGGTCAAGGAGCAAAAGCTGTAGGAACTGCTATGCAGGGTATTACATCTAAGATAACCGGTGATGATGGACGTGGATTTATTAGTGATGCTCTTATAAATGTTGGAGACAAATATTTAAAAGCAATAGAAGAACTAAATCCTCAAGATGAGGAATTTAAAGGAACTATAACAGACCAATTTACACAAGGATTAGGGCAAGTTGTAGGTACGGTGTTAACAGCAGGAGTTGGAAGAGTTGGTGCAGCAGCATCAGCTATACAAGCAGCACCAAAAGCTGTAACACTTGGTACGGCTGCAAAGCAATTAGCGTCAACTATAGCAAGTCCTGCAGGTGCTATATCTGCATTAAATATGGGTCAATCAGAGTTTGACAGAGCAAAAGAAGCAGGTGCTACAGACGAACAGGCATTTGAGGCTTTTTATAAAAATGCAATAACAGGGTCAGCATTAGAGACTATACCTGTGATGCAATTTTTCAAAAGATTTAATAATGCAACAGCGGGGGGATTGGTTAATTATTTAAAGACAAAGGCTATTGGAGGTATTACGGGTGGTATTGAAGAAATGACCACAGAAGTATTACAGCAATTATATGCTAATAAAACAGCTCAAGACATATACAATGTTAACCAAAACTTGTTTGAAGGCGTTGGTGAGTCAGGGGGTATTGGTTTTGGGATAGGTTTTTTACTTAACGCAATGGGGACGAACGCCAAGTTACTTAGAAAGGAAGGGAAGAATGATGAGGCTGATATACTTGAAGCTCAAATGAAAGAATTTGAAGCAAAACAAGACCAACAAGATGCTCCTCCACCTGCTCCACCTGCAGTATATAAAATGAAGGGTCTTCCTATTGTTACTAAAGATGTTATTGAAAACATAATAGACAATGCTCCTGTTCCTGAAATTATAAATCTTGGTATAGAAATAGATAATGATACAGAGCTTAGCGATAAGCTACAGAAAAGAATCGTTACCCATTCAATTAAAGAGCAAGTTAGACAAGGCAATCCTGATTTAAACGAACCAAGTTTAAATGCCATTACAGAATTAGAATTAGAGCTTAAAAAGTTAGAAGGAAATACCACTCAAACAGGTAAGGATAAAGCTGCTGCTATCAGACAGCAGATTAAAAACATTCAAGAGAATCAACTTCAAGAAGAGGCTGTTGCTGAAACAGTTGAAGCAGAGGCTCCTGAGGTTGCTCAAAAAAGAGTGGACCGAATTGCAGAAATAGAATCAATTATATCTAATGACGATGCAACTTTTGCTGAGACAGGACAAAGACCTTTATTGAATGAAGCAAGAGTAGAATTACAAACAGAATTAGAAACCTTAAAAACCGAACAAGATGCCATTCAAAAGCAAGCAACAAGTCAAGTACCTTTACAGCCAACAACCGGAAGTAGCCAAGAAATGGCGCAAGGAGAACCCCAAGCAGAACCTCAAGTCGTTACCGCAGAAGGTATCCAAGAAACCATCACTCCTGAAGGCAGGACGCAAGAAATAATAATTGGGTCTACAGTTAAATGGGATGTTTTTGGTAATGAAGAAATGGGAGATTGGACTATAAAAGATGAAACTACTACAAGAGAAGGTAAGCCTGCTGTTACGTTGTCAAAGATTTATGTACAAGATAGGACCAATGGCAAAACATATACTAAAGAGTATGCTGATAAAAATGAAATAAAATATGACAACGAATTTACAGTAGAACATATTTTACCAATAAATGAATTAAAACCCATACAACCTGAAGTGTCTTCAAAGACACAAGCACCTAAATTTGTTAGAGATATATCCGCTCTTATTACTCCTGCTACAGTTCGTGGATTCAGTCCACTTACTAAAAGAA